GACTTGACGTAGACCATCTCGCCCAAAGCAACACTCGCGCTGGCGTCCTGGTAGCCCTGTTTGGCGCGCATGAACCATCGCATGGCGGTGATCTTACAAGCCTGTTTGATGTCTGCTGGCGGTTCGGCAGAATAACCAAACACACCCGTCACCCTCACACTCTTGCGTGACCGAGGGAAAACGCCCTTGTTACCAACGATGTTATCTACAATCAGCCGTTCAATCGGTTTACCAACGCTGTTATAGTTATAAGGCCACACAAAAAAATCCGTGTCCAGTACCCAGGTGATGTAATCACTAGCCGCCCTGCCGCCGCTCTCAGCAACAGCAACGCTGGTCAATGTCACGAGCGGGTCGATCCATTGTTCAGCTTCGCCTGACCCGTCAAAATAACGGGTGGCACTAGCGGTAGCATAGAAGTAGTCCGGCCATCCGCCAACCTCGCGGTCGATCAGCCGTGAGGCGTTAGTGACCATTTCAGCCAGCACTTGATCGTACTCAGTGCTGGTATACAAAGCGCTATCAGGCATGTCCGCCCTGACCTGCGCCACTGTCGTGTAATCAGCCATAATGCCTCCGGTAATAAGAAGGGGGTGAGGGTTAGCTCACCCCCTAATATAGTGGATGGTTACGAACTGGTCAGGTTGGCGCTCTGCGGATAGCGTGGCTCAAGGATAGCCACCGCCCCAAAAGCGGGGTTGGTGGCCAGGCCGGAGCCGTCAATCAACAGGTGCGCATATTCTGCATCCGGATCAAGCGCGTGCAGCGATGCCGGGTCAACGTCAATCAGAAGCGCAGCGTTAGCCGATGCCTCCGGGATGGTGTAACCTGCTGCCGCTGTGGCTGCGGTGATAGCGCCCCAAGCGTCCGTCCCTACCGCCGATGAAAGGCGGTATTTGAACGGCTGCGAGATGGCGTTGTCCGTGGTGGCGCCGGTTGAAGTGTAGACTTTGACGGTAGCTCCCGCCGAGTCAGTGGTCATCGCACCCCAGAGGCACAGGAACGATATCCACTGTGCGTTCTTGATTTTTACATGCGCAGTTGCGGCGGCGTCGGTAGTGGCCGCCGGAGCGCGCACAGGTACAATTTGTAGCTTTTCAGCATATTTAATCATCTCTCAACCTCCTATTAGGTTGTCGCTGCCAGAGCAACGAATGGGGAAATGGTGTTGGTGCCGTCGTATGCCGTGACTGCGGATGCCCAGATCGGCTGTCCATCAACACGATAAACGAAGCGGAAGGCGGTTTCGTCTTCCACGAATTTCACATGGATGCTGGATGCCGCCTGAATGCCACCCTTAGTAATCAGGGCATACTGTGACGGGGATGCCAGTAGGATGTCGCCCACCGTGCCCAGGTTCGGGTTGTACTCGGTTTCAATCACCGGGCGCCCAAACAGTGAACCGTAAGGCGATGCGCTAAATCCACCTGGGGGGACGTAAACCGGAGTATCGCCAACAGTCATCTGGTACAACTGGGGCATCACGGCTGCGTTAACGAACCACACATAATCCTGCGGCCCTAAATAGCGCCGTGCCCACATGCCGCCAATGTCCGCTGCGGTTATTTTACTGGCGTCGGTGCGTGTTGCCTGGATCAGCGCCGATGATTGCAAGATGCCCAGAGGGGATGCAGCGCTCGATCCGTTGATGATGGCCGCCTCGACCTGGAAGCGCAATTCATCAGGAACGTTGCGGGTAATCCAGCCCTCAAGCGCCGATGCGTCGTCCAGCAGCTCGTCGGTGGCATACACCAGTGCAGCCACTTTCTTGAGCTTCAGGTCAATGTTGCGGAACTTGGGTTTGCTAGCGGTTTTAGTTGCAGCCTCAGCCATCCAGTAGCCACGAACGCCGCCCATACGGGAACCGTCCGCCCGCGAAGTTTCATCAACTGCACGCAGGGTTAGCCCGTTACCGGAAACGGTGATTGGTGAAAATCGGCTTAAAACATTGCCAACACTCCACATGTTCTCATAGATGCGGGCAGCGATGTCGGGCGTCGCCAGGAAGCCACCCTCAGAGGGGATAGCCTCGTTTAATCCAGATGCTTTGAGTGGGTTCAGTCGTTTGTCACGAAAGCCCCGATCCCACATAGCAACGGCTTTGAAGAACTCAGTGGGCTCGAAGGGGTTTTCGCGCAGGGCTTTATCGGCCTCGTCCTCGACCACCTGCACACCAGCCTTCACTTCTGGCTCTTTCATCAGTTTGACCGCCTCAAGTGCGGCCTGTTTAATTAAGGCTTCGTAGTCAATTGGTTCTTGCTTGACTTCGGCCTTTACTTCATCAGTCATTTCGACCTCCTTAATGGTCTCAGGTTCAGGCTCTTTGGCCGGTTCCTGTTCAATGTCGTTATAAATAGATTTCACGGAGACTGCTGCGTTGCGTGGTTCGGCTGGCGTTGGCGTCAGTGATGCCTCAGCGATTGGCCAGCTCGTGATGTGCCATGACTTCCCAACCTGTTCGCGCTCTACCAGATGACCAGCAGCCCCAGATGACCAGCCAAGCTTTCCAGCCTCCGCCAGTTCCATCAGGCCGCGCTCGTATTCGTCCCGCATCTCAAGCTGTGCCTCAAGCCAAATACCAACGTCCTGATATTCGACGCTGGCCCGCCCGATGCGCTTGCTTTTGAAGTGGGGGTCATACCCATGCTGATAGTAAACGGGTAAACGCGATCCGGGTTCGACGCCCAGGTCGCTGTCTTTTGTGAAGAAGTCACCCACTAGGTCGGGGTCTCGCTCGGTGCTGAAACGCACCAGGTAACCGCCGATCTTGCCTTCGCCTAACACCTTCACAGCGTCACCGAAGTAAATTAGGTTTTCTTTTTCCATACACGTCCTCCGTGTGTTAAAACAAATAAAGCCAGAAACAATTAGCACGCCATTCGTGCTTGTTCTGACTTCGTAGCCCTACGACCGTCAAGGTTCGCTTAGTCCCGGTGCCCACCGGCCGCCAAACAACCTCTATTCAGTTGTTAGTAATATCTTATCACAAAGCCTGTACAGTTGTCAAGTTAATTGGCAATGTTTTAAGATTACAACCCAAGTTTCTTGATGGCGTTCTTCACGCCCGCATCGGCCCGCCGGACGATCTGATCCATGCGCTCTTTGAGGGTATCGCCGATCCGCTTCCAACCAATCTTTTGTGGCATCCTGGCCTGCTCATTATCATCTACCAGGTAGGGGCCGTAAGGCGTGGGGTTGACGATTAACGAATTGCGCCCATAACCCAGCACATCCCAACTTTGTGCAAACTGCTGGCTGCGGTTTGGTACGCCGGGCCTGATCGTGCCCTCACGGATGCGCGCCATGACATACTTGCGCTGTTTATCTGAAAACCAGCCGCCATAGGCGTCTTTGAATGTCACGTGCGCATAGGGCGGGTACTGCCTCATCACGTTCAGTAAATACTCGTTGACCGCTTCAATTGCCTCGTCTTGCACCTCTTCGGGCAGGGCAGCCAGTTTATCAATCAATTCCTCAAGGCCGGAAACCTCAATACCAACAAAATCACTCATTGCGTCTCGCCTCCGGCCACTTCCAGGGGTTCCAGGTATTGCTGCGCTCAACACAATCGTCACAATGCTCGGCCTCGCCCAGCATCCAGTAAGCGTCCACGCCCCAGGCCAATTTCTCAATACGCCATTCACACTTGCAATTTGTCAGGCATTGTGTTGATCCATCGCCAGGATAGGCCGGTAGATTAAAGTCCAGATCACGGGTGAGTGCTTTCCATAATGCCTCATTAGCGCTGTTAATATACATAGCAAAGCGGGCAATCGCCTGGCGGGGCGTGATCTCGCCGCGTGCAATTTGCCCCATCATGTTGCGAAGATATTTGTACTGCTCTTTTACCATCGCACCGATCCGGCCCCAGTCGCGGTGTGATAGGTTGTTACGCCCACCCGCACCCATCGCGCACATGTCAATATAGGTGTCTTTGATAATCAGCTTGGAGGCTGTCTGAAATTCCACGAAGCCGATCTCTCGGTTACTGTATTGCAAGGTCAGATTTTCAAGCCTCAGCTTCTGCTGCTTCATGAAGACCTCGCGTAACTCTTGCATCTGGGCAACACCCACAAAGCGCCCGTCTGATCCCCGGTAGCGCTGGACACTGTCATCCCAGTACCATAACAGGTTACTCGGCATCTTCGTCTACCTCGATCTCGGCATCCAGCATCCCGGCATAATCGGGCATCAGGCGATCCCATTCAGCAACCGCCCGGTCAATATCCGCATCAGTCACCTCCCAATCATCCCAGTCGGCATCGCTGTCAATGAACGCCTCAATAGGCTCAAACTTCATGTGCGTGCCGACCCCATCCTCAACGATCTTGGCTGCCGGCCCCTCCAGGTACGGGATTATCTCAGGGTATTGTTCAATGGCAGCCTTTAACGCCTTTAGCACAAGGTCATCTATCGGTTGATCGTGTCCGCAGTCACAACCATGGCTCACTCCACCACCTCCAGTTTGCTAACAGCCAGGTTTAAAGCTTCGGCCAGCTCTTTGATCGGGTCTTCATCACGTGCGCTCATCTGGAACACCCGTTCTATATCGGCACGATTTCGGCAGCCTGGCAACTGCTCACGGATCGCTGATGCCACGCTCTCCGGCAGCGACTTGCACACGAACGGGAAGTCCAGCGGCTCGTTACGCTTCAGCTTGCGGTAAGCAAACGACTGCCATAACTCAAGCTCACGCAGCTGGTCAATAGTCAGCAGGGTGGGCGGCTCATCCAGCGCCTTGCCCTCCCTGACGGGTTCGGCGCCTTCGGGTGACACCTCCTCCTCGGCAAGTTCGCCTTCACCGCCCGCCATTTGACGTGTAGAGGGTATAAGGAACATATCGTCTAATTCTTCAACCTTAATATTCGGTGGCATATCCAGCCCGACCAGCTGGGCGGCGATGCTCGGTTTCATACCCGATAGTACATAAGCCCGGTAAGCGCCAGCCCGCTCTCGCTCCTCCTCCGTTCCGGTGTTGGTGATCTCCGGCCTGAATTCGATATGATAACCCAGTTCGTTGAATAGCTGTTGATTCATTGCATCGCCCATAAACGTCACCCAGGGGATCACGCTATGCCTGAACCATAGGCGGTACTCGATGTCAGCAGTAGCATAGTTGGCACTGTTGGCCACCAGCAAGGAGAGCGGAACGCCCATCGCCATCGCAATGTCGGCCAGCTTCTCGTCGTGCATTTTGCTATCGCGCAGGTTCTCGATGCCCTCACCGATAACATGCGGCTCGATAGCCTCCGCATTGAACACCTTGCCCAGGTACTTGTACATCCCCCTGACAACCTTATCCCAGATGTTCTCGATCTTCTCCCTGTCCTCACGCGAAGGCACGCCCTTGACCATCAGCATAGTGGGCTTGATCCCGCCCCGCTTGAAAAAACTCTCGACGAAATAATCCGAATTGTACAGCACACCAGCCGCAGCCATCAACGCTTGAAACTCAGTGTTCTTCGATGGTAACAACTCGGTGGTGTGATCTAATCGCCACAGCCAGCGAATGGGCATCTTCTTCCAGTCCGTATACCGTGTAGTGGTGCCGTTGATGCTGCGCTCAAAGCCCAGCAGTTCGCCTGTCTGCTTATCTTGCAAAGGCGTGATGGTGGTTGGCACGATATATTTTAGCTGGAAGCCCTCCAGTCGCCGCCCGGCCATGAAGCCGTAAGCGCTGTTAGTCATGAACAGCGATAAGCGCCATAGCCGGAACAGTTCACGCGGGTTAGGCAGAAAGCCCACCACGTTTTTCCAATCATTGCTGGTGTCGATCTCATCACCCCGCTCATTGAGGATCGCGAAGGGCATGTTTGCCACCGCATCAGCACTCATGTTCGCCACCCTGAACACGGCTGCCACTCGCGCATACAGATCATTATCTACTGTGTCAGGTGCGCCGCTGATCCACTCCCAGGCGTCATCCGGGTACTGTGGGAGCGTGATGTTTTCGAGTTTAGTCCCGTCGGTTGCTAAATATAGCGTCTTTGGCATAATGCCTCCTATGATACCAGCCAGTGCGAACCGTCGGCGGCGCGCAGCATCAAAGCCCGCGCCACAATAGTATCGTCGTGCATCCCACTTGGTGCGCTATAAGTGGATCGCCCGGTCACATCGTTGATCTTCACCTCGTAAGCCTCAAGCTCACCCGTCCACACCGGGTCGGCCTGGAATTGCCATTCGGCGCGTTGTAGGGCAAGCGCCAGGTTCTCGATCAGCGGCGGCTTGGTGGACGCCGTAGTGGTAAACCCTACAACCGGCAGCCCATCACGGGCCAGGCTCTCGAAGTTAGGTTCGCCGATACTGTTCAATTCAACCATCACCCTGG